ATTTTTTCGAGGATAGTCTTCATTTTTTGCTCCTAAATATTTTATAGGCATTTTTGTTTTATAGTCATGCTTAACTACTTGTACATCTTTACCAACTTCGCGTAAGTCCCAGAGCTCTGCGATATCGCCACGCACGATCATGTCACCGTCTATGAATATAGCATGACCAGTATAGCTCATAAGATAGGGAACAAGAAATCTAGTATAGATAAAATGATTACTACCATCAGTGTGTGTTTCTGTATAATCTTTGAATAGATTAAGTGCTACAGGTATAATGCTTACTGGCCTGCTGGCGTTTCTAATAATGCTGTTAACGCAGGTATGGTATGCGATTGCTTCTCTAGGATCATATCCAATAAAAATTGGTATCATGCTTCCCCCACTGATAAAATATAACCATCGTGTCTAAAATGTGTTACTTTTTTAAAATGATTTCTTAACAAACTATCAATGCTAGTTTCAGTAAATGCTCGCTGCCACTCGGGTTTTTTCTTTACAATCAACGATAGTATAATAAATTTATCTGCGAATTTTTTAATATTAGACAAAGTAAAATCAGGGTCTTTAAGATATTCTAAAACTCCCAACAACAACCCCACATCAAACTTTTCATCTAATTTAAAGTCTAAATTTAGATCTACGTGTAAATCGGCAGTGTCAACAACATCAATACCTAAGTATCTAGATGGGTGGCAAAAATCTAAAATTTCTTTGTTCCCACAACCAAAATCTATTATTGATATGTTATCATCGATGTAATCTTTTACAAATAGATTCCGTTGACTCCAAGGATTTTTCATCTTCTTTCGATATCCTTTTCTTCACATTCAGAACCATATTGTATTTCAATAAGTTTTAACGGTTCATCGGAAGGATTACACAGTTGATGCCATTCAGTTTTCTTTATGAATAAGCTCTGATGTTTATGAAATACTCCAACTAGCTCTTGGTCAGTGCTTTTGTTTATAGTATATACTTCGGCAGTTCCTTCTGCTATGAACCAGTGTTCTGATCGATTTTGATGACGCTGCATGCTTAGACATTGGCCTGGATCTACAGTTAATTCTTTTACTTTAACTTCTTTGCCGTTTTCATGTAGCACACGATAATATCCCCAAGGCCTTTCGGTCTTTGGTGCCTTCCATTCTTGTAAAATCCAGCTACTAGAATTTTTCTTATCTTCGCCACCGACTCCAAATACAAAGTCTAAGTGAAGCATTTCTTGAAGCAAGTTCATCTCTGGGATGTTTTCTTTTGTTCTGTCTCCGCCGTTGGCAAAGATGATTTGAGCATGTGGGTGAATCGCTCTGACTTTCTTAATGGCGTTGTTGGCACTATTATCGCTGTCATCAAAGTTAATAACTCGATCAACATTATGAAGTGCGGCAATGATAGTTGCACGTTCTTCCCAGGGCATGAACTCTTGCCCTTTCTTTCGACGTAGCCACTCGTCGGAGTTTACACCGACAATTAACGAATCGCCAAGTTCTCTAGCTGCGTTAATGTAGGCAATGTGCCCGGAGTGAAGAGGATCAAATCCGCCAGTAATTAAAACAATCTTTTTCATGTTTCTATTTATTTGAATAATATGCCCACTAAATAAACTGTGGTTTAAAGAGGAAATAAAATGATTGCTGGAAAAGTATGGGGTCAGACAGAACTGCTTGAAGCCAACGGTGTGTTAGAGTTCCACCGTATCGAAGCTAAGAAAGGTGGTGTCTGTTCAAAACACAAACATCAATTTAAATGGAATGGTTTCTTTGTTGAAAAAGGAGCATTAGTTATTAGAGTATGGAAAAATAACTATGACCTAGTTGACGAAACAGTATTGATGGATGGCATGTATACCAAAGTTGCTCCAGGTGAATATCATCAATTTGAAGCCCTAGAAGATACTGTTGCTTTTGAATTGTACTGGGCAGAGTTTGATCATGAAGATATAGAAAGAGATTCAGTAGGATTTAAAAAATGAAAATTGGAATTTTTGGATTAGGATATGTAGGTTCGGCAGTGGCACATACACACAGATATCAGCACGTTATCGCAAGAGATCCTAAATTAGGAGACCAATCAGCAACGATCAACGATATTAAAACTTGTGATGCTGTATATATTTGTGTGCCAACACCAATGTTGGAGGACGGACATTGCGACGATTCATATGTTAAATCTGTACTTTTAGAATTGACAGGTTACAACAAAATTATCATTTGTAAAAGTACGGTTCCGCCAGGAGTATATTTGAGATTACAAGATCAATATCCTAACCTAGTCCACGCTCCCGAATTCCTCACTGCCGCAAACGCAACAGAAGATTATGAAACATCTACTTGGGTATTAATCGGTGGAAACTCTAAATTTTGTGAACAGGCAAAACACATAATTTCATCAAGCACTGTTCAAGCCAAACACTATCACTTCACTGACATAGCATCTGCTAGTCTTTTCAAATATATGGCAAATTCATTTATGGCCGCTAAAGTGACCTTCATGAACGATTTATTTCACTTGGCGAAAGCAGTAGGAGTAGAGTGGAATGAGTTAAAAGAAATAGCTAAGAATGATCCTAGATTAGGGACTAGTCATTGGGATGTTCCGGGGCCCGATGGACAGTTTGGTTATGGCGGTGCTTGTTTTCCTAAAGACGTTGCTGCTATTGTTGAGCATGGGCTTGATGTAGGTACACCGCAAAAATTATTAGAATCTGTTAAAGAAATTAACAAATTACATAGAAACTTATAATTTTTGTCCTACAAAAACATGGTCGTTCCATTTCATTGAATCTTTTTCTGTAGATTCTCTATCTACCCAATTAGCAATAATTTTTAATTCACATTCCTCTGCGATTGCCTTAAACGCATCGTCCATAAATCTCCAACAGTCCCTTACATCATGCCTTGGACCAGCACTAGGAGCAATGATTATAATAAATCCATCAAATTTTACTACTCGTTTTATTTCAGTTACAAGACGAAATGGATTTTTTACATGCTCTAATGTTTGCCCACTTACAATAATATCATAATAATTGTCTTCTGAAGGTATAGTATATTCAGATGGCATAACGTGAGTTACGTCTTCGCCTGCTACAATATCTGCTATATGATATTCGTTAGAGCGATCTATTAACAGAGATTTATAAGATCGATCTCCTTTTAATCCCCTTCCTCCTATATCCAACACAGATAAATTTTTTTTAAGTTCTATTAAAGATAGAGCTTTTTTCATATTTTGAATAGATGAACTATGCATATTTTTTTATAAAATCTGTATAACTAATTAACGGCAAGTTGAACACATTATCCTTATAAAACTTCCAAGAATTTTCTATGTTAAGTTTCTTAGGCTCCTGTGGCTGTTTGAATACTACTCCGCAGCCTTCGTCTATCAACACCAGTTGAAAAGTTACTTCTTTTCTAGCCGATAAATTGAAGGCCAGTTTCCAAACATCGCCTAACCATGTTTTTGGAAGAAATGTTGGGATAGGAACTACTGATTCTTCTTCTTTTCTAGGTAGCATATCGTGTATTATAATAACCCCGTTAGGGTTTAAAAATTTTAAAGAATTATCAACGTCTTTTAAAACCTGTTCATAATAATGTAATCCGTCGACAAAAATTACATCAAAAAAATCAGTGTTTTGATAAAAAAATTCATCGCTGGTCATTCTACGGTTGCCTCCTCTGAAGGGATCAACTCCTATTTTATAATCGCAAATTACGTTATTAAAAATTTTATCTCTATCGCAACCAATTTCTAAATATTTGTTAGCATTGGTTTTTTTAATCATTAGATTGATTAAATCTAATCTTGATTCTTGTGTAAATGGAATATTAATCATAGATTTTCTTTAATATACTCCTCTAATGTTTTAGAAGAACGCCATCCAAACACAGTTTTAAGTTTTGTATTGTCCGCCAACGTAATATATGCTTCGCCCATACGGGGTTCAATCATTTTTGTATTGTTAGATATCATTGCTGCTAATTCTAAAACAGAATGATTAGTACCGGTGCCAACATTAAAGACTTCTCCGTACCGATTGTGATCTCCGCTCATAGCTAAGATATTTGCTTCAACGACATCATCTACGTGAGTAAAATCTCTACGTTGTGTGCCGTCAGGAACTATAGTTAATGCTTCGTTTGCTTTAACCTGTCTAAGAAATAAACCAACTACAGGGGCATACGGTCCTCTAAGAGGTTCTCTATCACCGTATACATTAAAGTATCTAAAAATTACTGTTTTAAGTCCAAATAATCGAGTGTACATGGTACAGAGTTTTTCACCGGAGACTTTAGATACTGAATACGGATTAAGGCAATCGTCTGGCATATCTTCTCGTAACGGGGGTTCATTTTTTAAACCATAGCCCGATGAAGTAGAACTATACATTACTTTATTAACACCTGCTTCTCTGGCACATTGTAGCACAGTACCTGTTCCTAGGGTATTTGTTTTAATAGCACCCAAGGGATTTAAAATAGTAGGTTGGATCCTTGATTCAGCAGCACAGTGAAATACATAATCAACTCCATCGTATAATTTTCTAGTGTTTTCGTAATCTACGATGTCAAGTTTATGATAAGTTGCTTTATCATTATAATAGAAGTTGTCATGTACTTGTGATGTTTCGTTATCTATTACAATAACATCATGTCCTAAATTTATTAACCTATCTACAATATGGGAACCAATAAACCCTGCTCCGCCCGTCACTAATGATTTCATTCAAAAACCCTTTAAAATTAACTGAGTATTTATCTGGTGATAAGTATAGTTTTAAAGTTTAAACTCATGAAGAAAATTATATTCCAAATCAACGTCCCTAACCACATACAAACTAACAAAGTCACAGCATATACTTTTATGTCAGATATGTATGATATCAGCGAGAGAAATGCTAGAAGGTATGCCGAACGCTGCGGAGCTGAGTATTATAAATTAACCGATGCTAACGATTTTAAACCTGCTGCTGGCAAGCATCTTGATTACCAAAAATTAAAGGCCTATGATTTTATAGATTATGATTCTGTAATTTACTTTGATTCGGATTATATTATTAAAGACAATGCTCCTGATTTATTCCAACTATGCGGAAGTAAATTTTCAGCAGTTATGGATCCCGGTAAATCAGTTCCTGAATTAGCCGCTAATTTAGGAATACCAAGAGAAAGATATTTTAACGCAGGATTCATGTATCTAACTAAAGAAGTATTAGATAAAACTAGAAAATTCCTGCCTGAATATTTAGAAAAAGAGTACGAATTTCAAGGGCAGGGAATTTTAAATAGATTATTTTATGACAAAGGAATAGATTTTTACAGATTAGATTCTTATGAATGGAATCCTGTAAAGAAAACATTTGGTCGTTATGCTGACCATTACTCTGGTTTTAAGAAAAAGAAATGGGGAGAAGTGACTTATTAAAGTGTCGCGTCTTCCATGCCTGCTACACGTAATTTAACTATATTAGTTAATTGCCATTGTTTCTGATCCAACGACTTAATGATACCTAGCCATTTATTGCGTAGTAGAGCAAACTCGTTGATAATTTTTTCAAAGTCCACAACATCAGCTTCGCCGTCTACAAACTTTTCGCAATCCCTAGAACTTAAACTACGCTGATAGTTTTCAAGATACTTACGGAAGTGCTGACTTTTAAGCCTTCTTAATTCGATATTAAGATATTCGAGAATCGCTTCAATCTCTTGAAGTTGATTAAAACGATTCTCAACTATACCTGGCATATTAGCTGATACTTTTTCAATGTTACCAAAAATTTTACATTCGAGTTTAGCAGCCTGTAACTCATTTTCGTAGTACTGAGCTGCGTCAGGAATATAAGAAATATCTTTACTAACTTTGTCGTACCAACTCACTCATCGTCCTCGTTACTTTCATATTCCTCGTATTCTGCTTCATCTTCAGAATCTAAAGAATATTCAATGGCTTCATCTAGATGAGGATCAATACCTAACATACTGCTCAGTACTGATTCCTTGATGCCGTAGTCCAGAAGGACATTCACAAAATCAAATGCTACATCCTTTTTCTGTTTCTCTGGGATGTGTTCGCTCATCACGTGCCAAAGGTCGGCAATCATATCTTCTTTCATTCTACAGTCTCCGGTTGGGGTTCAACATTAGTAGTTATCTCAGATTCTAATTTTACGGCACCTTTAGAAACTTCATCCATAATCTTGTCTAAACACCCACCTTCATTTCTTTCCCATTCTTTACGATAGAACTTAAGAATCTCGCCATCTGTTGTTACATAACTTAACCTATTGCCGTCTTTTTTCAACAAAGACTTTCCTTCAAACAAGTCGACCAGTCCACTATATGGATTCATACCTGTTTCGTAAGGAATTTTAACTTGTACTGATTCAAATGGTTTAGCGTAACGTGTTTTCATAATCTTACAGGCAGCACGAATGCCCTTGACTTCTGAAATCTTGTTGCCATCTTCATCCTCTTTGAGCTTGAGCTTCTTCATAGCTACAACGATAGATGACGCATAGATAAAGCCTTGGCCGCCTGAAATTTTATCATCTGGATCAAACATGTCTTGGCTAGCGTATGTGTGATTAGTAGCAACTAATCCTACATTCCAACTACCAAACATATTAACACAGTTACGAACAAGTGCTGTCAGTGCTTTAGGCTTACGGCCCATGTCACCTTTCAAGTCACCGGCTTCAAACTGATTTACGTCAGTGGGAGTTAGCAACATACCGAGGCTATCTAATACGAATAAAACCTTAGGGCGATTTTCTTCAGGCATCGCCTTATACTCTTTCATAAATTCAACAATAGTTTTGGCAACATCGTCGATCATAGCCATGTTGAGTTTAAGGAGTTTTTCTTCTGATGTATCTACACCTAACGCCGTTAACCAAGATTGATCTAATGCGTTCTCCGAATCTACTAAAACTACATAGATGCCCTGTTCTTGGGCGTGTTTGATCATATTACCTGAACAGATATATGACTTACCTGCTCCACTTTCACCAGCGAATACAGTGACCTTACCTAACGGAACACCTTTGTGGAAGTCTCCGCTGATCAAATAATTTAAGGCAAAATTGCCGGTACTGACCCAATCAGTTGGATCATTAAAACCTATACCAAGACCTTCAATACTCTTGGTGAGGCTTTTTCTAAACTTTGAAATATCAAATGCTTTTGTCATTACTTTTTAGTCCTCACAGAAATGGAATGGAGGGGCATTGCCCCCCCAATTGTTTTATTAGCTTTGGCGTGAACGGATCATCGCTAGGATGTCTTGTGCTCTGCTGTTATTAGCACCTGCGGATGCTGCTGGTGCTGCCTCTGCTCTAGGAGTTGGAGCGGCTGCTGCCGGCTCGTCATCTTCACTTGCTACAACATCGTCTGTACGACGTGCTACAGGATCACCAGTGGCTTGACTCATGCCTGCTGGTTTGAAGTATTGACCCCAACGTTCCATATCGTATGCTTCGCCGTCAACAGATGCTTCAAACATCTCTTTCATGACTTTAAGTTCAACATCAGTTGGCTTCTTAGGCAAGAAGTCTTTTAAGTTGAAAAGACCTTGTGCTTCAACTGCTGCACGTTCCTCATCGCTAAGAGCACGTTCGGTACGGCTCCACTTTGATGTGCTGTAGTCAGCATAACCACCTTTGCTGGTTTTAGCGATTCTGAAATCAACACCATGGCTGAAATCAGTTGGCAGTTCGTTGAGCTCCGGATCCATCAACGCACCTTTAATCAATTGGAAAATTTGAGGTCCGATGATAAATCTACGGATTGGGTTTTCTGGAGTTGTATCTTCTGCGATAGGATTCTTAACAACGAAGCCTTGGAAAATGTATGAACGCTTCTTCCAGTACTTACGGCCCATGTCTTCAAGACTCTTGTCTTTGAACCAGCCACGCACCTCTGAAAGGATAGGACAAGTTTCATTCCACATTTCCATACAAGGTACTTGTACCTGTACAGCCTTACTGCCTGTATCACCTTTGATACCAGCGAACGGCAATTTAATCATTGCTCGCTCAATCCAGAAAAAAGTGTTATTAGAGTCGCCGTCGGGCAAGAAACGAATAGTAGCTTCTTTACCTTCTGCCATGTTCCAGTGTGGATAGATTGCGTTGTCGCCGCCGCCTGTTTTGCCGCCTTGGCCTGCTTGTGCTTCTTGAAGTTTCGCACGGATTTCTGCTAATGTTGCCATTTTAAATTGCCTCCTTTAATATGCCTTAAAATGTATGCCTTACGCATATATGTATTATGCGTGATTTATTTATAAAAAACAAGATGTTTACGATATTTTTTTTCGCCAAAAGAAAAGGTTCTATTAGAACCCTTTCTTAAAATCAATTACTTCTTAGCCGCGTCTTTCTTTTCTTCTTTCTTAGTAGGAGCAGCAGGTTCTGCTTTAGCATTCGCAGGTTTAGAAGCGTTAGGTGCTACGGTCTTTACATCCTTGTCCGTTTCTTTCTTAGCGGGTGCTTGAGCAAATGCTGTTGTGGCTGCGAAAAGAGCCGCGGTTAATGCTACGATCGATTTCATATGAAAATCTCCATTTTGTTTTGTTGCTGAAATACTCAGCAACTGTATATATAACGCTTTAAAATACATAACGGTAAACGTGAAATGGTAAGATTGATAGCAAATGGTAAAACTGATCAAAAGAAAGGGCACCGAAGTGCCCGATCTCAATCTAAAATATAATTATAGTCCAGATAATTCTTTAATTCTTGCTAGTTCATTAACTTGTGGTACTTGTGTGTTTTGATTAGGTGCCATACGCTCTACAAACTGTCGAGCTACTTGTTCTGCCTTTGGGCCGTATTTTTTGCCTGCCATTATTACCACAGCCTCTGGACCTTTTGGAAAAGTTTCAGACGGGCTGTCGTAGCAACTATACATAAATTCAGCTAATTCTTGTATATTCAAAGATTCCTCTTGACCCGTACGCTTGCGGAAATCTCGAGCATGGCGATCATCATGTTTTGCTGGATCAGGTAAACGATATTTGTCTGTGCCCTTGCCACGTTGTGCTGGTGAAAGATCGTAGTCGTCTTGTTTGTCGTATTCTGGGTCATTAGGATCAGCAGCTTCGTACTCGTTGCCAAAATCTCCATAGTCTTCGTCTGAACCATGACCGGCTGATGCTAGAGCATAACTATCATCAGTTTCGCCGCCTTCGTCGTCACCACCTTGGGCAAGCTCTGCGAACTCTGCTTCGATATCTTCAATGTAATTGTCCATATCTCTAAGTTCGCCACCGTCTTGATCAGCATAAGCGTACCACACTACTTCTGTAGCACCTTCTACGTCACCTTGTCTTAATAGGTCAACAATCTTACCTTGGTCTGGATCACCGTAGCCGCCGATCTCGTTCATGTTTTCGTCAAACTTCCTTAGAATTTCTGCAACTTTTTCTTCTAAAGAACCAAAGCCTTCTTGAACACCTTCTTGGGCAGGCATATCCATATCGCCAAAATCTAATTCTCCAACTACGTCAGGAGCATTGTTTTCTAACCATTGATACACCAATGGACGCACACAGGTGTCTGCGTCCTCTTGGGCAGTATCTTTAATTTCACGTGCTAATTCTGGATCATCAATTATGCCTTTAAGGCTGCTGATAGCGTTTTGTCCATCTACACCTGCTGGGAAATGTTCTCCCACCAATGACTGTAGTTTCTCAACAGCCGCTGCCTTTTCTTCTTCGTCTTGACTGGTAATAGCATTATCTTCGCCTAGATTCATAGCCCAATCTTCAAATTTTGAAAACGGGTCATTAAATTCTTCTACGCTGTCGAGGTCGAGTTCTACTTCTTCGTTAGTTGATTGTGTCATCGCGACTATGTCGTCATAGTGTATATCTTCTTTGGTCTGCATTAGGCTATAGATGATAGGGAATGCGGCCTTGATATCTTCTTTGAAATTCTTTACTGTAAACTTATTTGTTAGATCTTCGATGAACTCTTCTGGAACCTCTGTTACTTGTTCTGCCTGGAACTGTGCCTTGAATTGCTCGTAATGTGTTCTTTTAGCTAGTTTCTTAATTGTTTCTCTAAGACCGTCTAGTGTCTCATGGGCACGACCAACAATCTCATTAGTTTCGGAGTTCATAAGATCGTTACGTACTACATAATTTCCAAAATTCTTTAGGTGTGCTATTTTTTCGCTGATACCAATGATATGTTTACCAATATCATCATACGGCAATCCGCCTTCTTGTACGTGTCTTTGCATAGCACGAGCACCTGCCAAATGGATGAACGGATATTTAAATCGCTCACCTTGGCCGTTTTCGATGAACATGGCATTGATGTGTCTAGTTCTAGCACCGGGACTAGTTTCATCTACCTGTTGATCATGCTTGATGATCAAACGTGTGTTTTCTAATTTTTGGTAGCTGGTTTTAGCAGTACCGTACATTCCTTCTTTCATAACTCCCTCTCCGACAGGTGTATTATTTGCATATTGACTCAAGAAACTAAAGTCTCTTTGATCTAAATTATCTTTGGTAATATCGCGTGTATCAAAGCTCATCAATCGACGCTTGGCAAACTCTCTAAGACCTCTTAGAAAATCGTACCAACCATCTTTTTGTACAGCATCCATATTTTCAGTAATGCCTGTACTATAATAGACTTTCATATTTCCAGGTTCGGCTAAACTGATACTTACATGCCCTATAGGGTTTTCTCCCTCCATGTAATCAAAGTCAAAGAATACCGCATCTTCTGGGTTGATGGTAATTTCGCCTAATTCAGAACCTAATTTTAGGCCAGAAAAACGGCTTCTAATCTTATAAAAAAGGTCAGTGCTTACGCTTTTGATATTATCTTCCATGTTTATATTTATCTTAATATATAGAACTTACATAAATGGGCATAGGTAACTGTTCTTCAGATAACCTTTCCGTCATTTTTTCATAGATGTGCGGATCCCAATCAGCTAAAATGCCGGCCATCCGTATGATTAATAGGGTAGACGATACTAGGTCGTCATGTTCGCCTGTTTTAGCACCAAATCCTACTCCGTGTGCTACAAATGTTTTTAATTCAGAAATCAGCGGTTTACTGTTTATCTTCATCTTATAGGTTTCTAGCATATTTTTAAGCTGGCTACAAGCCGTTACTTTAGATCTATGTGTAGTGTTAAATCCTTTTCGGAATTTACGTACATGTCCTTTTCGTATAGGTTCGCTTAAAAATAGTCCCGGAAAGTTTTCTTCGCCTATATCATTGATTGTTATTAACGCTGCTTCGCCTAATGTGTTATTTTCAACACTGTAATATATTTGTGGCTGACCGCCTAATTCCATAGCACGTTCGGCAATATATCTTAATATTTCTCTCATGTGCTTTACTTGCGATTGGATAGGCGTTAGATTGTGATGCCACTCTGCTACTTGTTCCATTGAAGGCATTTCGTAAACTTGTATAGCACCATAGTCACCGCCAGTACCTAGGCTAGGATCAAGTGCTACTAGATACGTAGCCTGTGGATTAATTTCTTTATACCAGCGTGTTTGTCCCATAGTCATTACAGGATCAACACCTTTGAGTTCTGCTAATTTTACTGCGTTGATTAGTGTTTCATCAAAGATTAAGAATTCACAATCAAATTCTCTACGGAAACGTTCGTCACCGATCTTGGCACGTTCTACTTTGGCCCACTCTTCATCGCGGTCTGGATGTTCTGCCCAGTGTGCGAAGTATGAACAGAATCCGTTAGCACCTAATTTTTGTTCATTGCCGAACTCATCAAACTTTTTGTTAGCTTCGGTCCAGATTAACGCAAACTGATCTTCGTCTGAGTTTGGTGTTGAAGTAATAATACACTTACCACCTGTGGACAATGTTGGTGATAGGGCAGTCCAGAATTCTTTGGCCTTTTCTGGTGGTTGTACAAACGCAAACTCATCACAGTAAATTAAGGATAGCGACTTACCACGGCCTGTATTTTCAGTAGTTGTGGTTGCTTGGATACGAGCACCATTATCGTATTCAATAGTATTCCTGTTATAAGAATATACGCCAGCACGGATAAAATCAGGTAAATTTTCATATCCATATCGATAACGATTCATGATGTCTTGAGCACCCTCATATTTGTGAGCAGCGATCAAAACCTGTGCTTCGGGTACGAACATCGTGTACCATAATAGATAACCTGTAGCACAAGTAGTCTTACCCATCTGGCGAGGTAACATAGCTATACATTGCTTGTTTTCGTGATAGGCCTGTATTAATCTTTCTTGATATTCATAGGGCTCAAACGGAATACTTCCACGAACAGGATGCTGTATCTTTAAAAAATTTCTACAGAAATACAACGGTCCTGTTATAGGATCCATACATGCTTCTAGATGCTTTACTTCTTCTAAAGTATACTTGATCTGGGCATGTGCTTTCTTGATCAGATTACCGTCGAGTGATTTTGCCATACAACTATTTAATGAAAAAAATAGGCTCCGAAGAGCCTATTTGGTTTTATGATTGTTTATTTAGATTTGATTTCTGCCAACAATGCTTCTAGTTGTGCTTTGATATTTTCTACAGCCATAGGATTGTCGCCGGGCTGTGTAGCAGGAAACTGACGTTTCTTGCGATTTAGATCATCTCCGTTTGGTATAGCAGCACTCATAGGTTTAATCTCTGGATCTGCTCCGCCATCTGGTGTGTTAGCAAATGATTCTTCTTCCCCACTCATATTATCCATCGGATCAATGTCGTTATCAGCTAACGCAGGCGGTTTTGGTAATAGTTTATCTCTCAATGATGCCATTGATGGTTCTGTTTTAACCATAGGTAGAGTCGGATCGCTGACATCGACTCCCATAGGTGATCCCATGCTAGGGTTCACTTTGGTAATCAACTTCATTAATGATTCGATGTTGTCCATGCCTTGAGCATTGAGATTGATACTCATTGACGGTGGAGCAGTTGGCGGTGTCGTTGGCGGAGTTGACATAGGCATGCCACACTCCTCTGATACCTCGCTAGCATTTAGCTCAGCCATCTTTTCTAGTATAGCTTTAAAATCCATATTAACTCCCTAGGGCACTTTTAGTGCCTGCTTTATCTTGTTTAGGTGCTTTGGGCATTTTATATTCGCCCTGGTTGTTTTCTTTAGTTCTTTCTTTGCTGACTTTAGCAATATCTTTTAAGAAAGCTGCTGTGAATTCGTTACCAAAATTTTCTTTGTGTTTGATTTTTTCAGCGTCTTTTAATTCGCTGTCGTTTAACAAGGCTTTGCCGCTAGGACCTTCGACTGGCTCTGCTTGTTCAAACGGATCATTAACATTTCTTACACGTAGGTGTGTGTTAGAAATACCAGTTGATTCGTGTACATCAATCTGTACTTGTTGTGGTGTTACTGGATATGAACATTCACATTCAAACACTGTGACTTCTATATTAGATAGATCTAGAAATTCTAGAGCTGTTTTTTGTATAGGTGTACTAGCTACTTTTTCAAACTTTCCGCAGCCATACTTGCCCATTTTAGATTTAGCCTTATCTTCAAAACCCTCAGGCAACGGGCCAGCAACCTTGATCCTAAAACCATAGGTTTTTTTGCTTTCAGATAGATATTCTTTGAATGTTTTCATATCAGTATTTATTCCTTTCCCTGGAGTTTTTTCAACAATTCGTTGCGATCAGTTATTACAAACGCCTGGCCGCTGAGCATGTTATTAGAATCATCATCTCCAGCATCTTTGTCAATTTTAAGTTTTTTTAACTTAGCATCTATAGCTTTTAATTTCTTATCAATCTTTGCTGATTTAGCATCTATAGCATTTCTTAGCATAGTACCTGCTACTTCAAAAATACGTCCGCTGTAGCGTACTTCCACGTTCATACCTAGATCCATTAGATCATCGTAGGCATCTTCAGCTTTTTTAGCCAATGCGTCTAATTCGTTTTCGCCTAGGTTTTCTAAATCTGCTATATCTGGCAAGCGTCCTGCTATAGCATCTACTTCGCGATAACTTCTTTCCAGATCACGAACTTCTTCTTTAGATTCTTCAATCACAGGAACTTTAGCCTCAACAGCTCTAGTATCTTCTAAGTTAAACAGTTCTTCGAGTTTTTTCGTCATACTATACTTATCTGCGTTTTGAACCTTTGTGGAAAATATCGTCTTCGTTGACTACCCTAAAACGAATTCCCTGTTGCTTACACCAAGCAGTAGCAGCTTCCCATTTAGCAAGATTTTTTACGTATTGTTCTTGATTGTATCTGCTCTTTCCTACTTTTTCTAAAAAAGTATGATTGCTGGGTTTTACTTCTACTAGTTCTGCGTGTTTTTTTCCGCCTTTGTCATTGTAAACAATAAAAAAATCAGGCACATATATTGTATATTTGCCTGTTAGCGGGTCTCTATAAGGAATCTGGATACTTTCTGATGCCCAATTTTCCACTCCCGGGTGCTCGTCTAGCATACGCATGAAAACAAATTCCCAACTGCTGCGAGCCAGCGGTGTTTTCTTCCCGATATATTTGTCGGGATTTTTCATTTCAAATTTACCTTGAGCAAATTTAACCATTACGCTCTAATGTTTCTAAGTTTGAGTTGATTAGCAGTAATCACTGTCCTAAAACCCAATCTCGATGTTTGGCTACGATTTTGATTTAATATCTCAGCCACTAATCCTGTAAGTTCTAACTGTTTCAAAGAATCTAAAGTTTTTAATAATTGAAATACAGGGAATCCGTCTTTTTTAGCCTGTTGTAAAAGCACCATAGCTGTAACTGTGGCTGCTTCGAGACCAAATCCTTTGCTAGTTAAAAAACCTATAGTAGCATCTACATCACTACCGAGATATTCTTCTCCTCGCTGTCCAAAATTATTCAGATAGACTCTGCTTCTATCGGCACTATCGCTAGATTGCGTAGTTGGTAAGTTAGTTAAGACACTATTCATTCTGCTCTCTTGTTTGTTCCGAATGATATACCAGGCAATCCACTGGTAACATTATCTAACCCTGTAGGCGTTAGTAATATATTCGTTGCTTCTGCGACTAGATTTTCTGGCCGAAGAGATGCTAGACTCTTATAAAAATTAATAGCTTTGATAGCAGCCTGCAACCCGTCTGTACTAGAAAAAGCACCCTGGACGTTGTTATCTCCGTATATTTTTGGAGCATCTTCAATAATTTGCGACCCTGCGTTAATTAACCCGCCGGGACCAAATATACTAGAAATCTGGCCTCCACCTATAGTTAAAGGACTAGGAGTTTTATCATAATATAGTTCAGCAAATCCTCGAGGCCGTAATCCTGCGATAATAGAACCTGTTCCATATAAAACTGTTTCATAAACAATATTCATTGTAGCTTCAATTGTGCCGTTATTAGATCCTTGATCCACGTTTCCGTGATTCCAGCTTGTTATATGAGGATTAATCAAGGTATAAGAATTGAATTTTTTTCGACTCAACGTAAATATAGTAATTGAATCAAAGAATGGTCTTGTAAAATTTATTTTATCAACGTCAAGACCATATCGGATTTGTCCTGCTTCTATTTGTCTTTCTGCTCTGCCTGTTGCGTCCATGTTGCTGTCGGCCTTCTCTTCGCCGGCTGTGGTTTGATCCGGAGCATATACCCCGCCCTTTGTCTGGGTCCAAAACGTAGGAGGGAGATATCTTTCATTAGAATAATGAGAAAGGTATTGAGCCCATAAAGCATTTATTACCCCTAAGTTATCGTCATGAAAAACAAGATTTAGCGGTTCATATTTTATTTCTTTGTAAATTATACGTTTTCTATTATATTGGTTTTTAACCTCGTGCTCAAAAGTAATTTTAGGTAAATCGGCTTGTTTTACTAACATGTCGATGGCATTTTGATTATTTTTTAGATACGTGGATGACATTACAGCAGGTTGGTTTATGTTAAACTGAACGTGATACAGGAATTTGGTTCTCGGTGCTCGAGACATTCCGTTATCAAGATATAGTCGAGCCGCGTGACGAGCATCGCCAAGATTTCCCTTGGGATTTGTAATGCCTTGCCCCACTCCTTGGAGGAATCGTGTGAATTTATCTGCCATAATATTATTTAGTGATAAAAAAAGCCCGGGGATTCCGGGCTTGATTTAATTGCGTGATATTAACTTCCTGTAGCCAGGGTACCAATAGTTCTAGCACCGATGTTTCTACCAATGCCGTCAATACCGCCACCTTTGTATTGTATAGCGTTATCATAACGGATTGCTAATGCGATCATTGCTGGTTCGTTTGATGTATAGTTTAAATCACCATAATCGATGTTTTGTACAAAACAACCGTACAATTCAAATGTTTCTAGAACGTTAGGTGTTTGAGCACCATTACCGCCATCTAATAATTCGATTAAAGTAGTGAACTTATAGTCTTGAGCAGATGCTGCTCCTGATTGTTCGAAAAAGTCAAATTGTTTCTGAATCTGTTCACCGCACAGGCGTTGAATAGATCCTGTAGCATCATCTCTCACGTTTAATGTTACTGGTTCCCAATTGTGTCTACCTGCTAGGTATACTCTTGAGTTGTAAATTGGAAGTTCTATTTCTTCAAAGTTTACTTTAGGACGAGTAATGTCATTTACTTGTTTTGTTAATTCAGTTGCTACTGTTCCATTTGCCCCGAAGCCTTGTAAGACTACCCTAAATCTATACTTTAGCTTGGGCATTAACAAGCCCTGAGCACTAGACGAAGCGTCTGTTGCTAAAGGTACTGTTAATTTTGATAGTGTTGAAATTGCCATATTCTTATGCTCCGGATAATGTTATTTAGCTCTTATGATTGGGGGATTTTTCGCCCCCAAACATTAAGATGCTCTCGATGCTGCTATCTCCCCTGTATTTTTCAATCTTAATGGGATGTAAATAAATTCAATCGCTTTTACTGGTTCAATTGCGATATCTACATATAGTTCATTTCGATCAATCCTTGCTGGAGTGTTATTTGTTTCATCGCAGACCACAGCATAATCATAGATAGCACGTAGACCTACAAGCTCTAGCAATAGACTTTCTACTGCCTGTCTAACTTCGTCTCTTGTAAGTTTATCGTTAGGTTCAAACACAAACGGTTTAGCTAATTTGCTTAACTGGCTGCGTAGATAAATTACCAAACGTGCTACGTTAATTCTGTCTAGTGCTGATGATCCAGTACTTAGGGTTTTTTGACCATAGTTTACTAGACCAACGCCATTAAAGAATGTTAAAGGATTAACTCTAATATTCGCTAATGTGTCACGCTGTCCTTCTGTTAATGCTACAGGTTTAAATTGTCCTGTTTTGCTTTCTAGGTACCCCACTGATGTAGCATTAGTAACACCACCTCGTCTAATACCAGCAGGAGCAAACCATGGATAAGATACTTGATCATTTAGAGCAATAGTTCTTAACATCATGTAGCTTGGTGGTACCATGATTGTGTTACCAGTATTGTCACTGGTTAAACCTGCTGGATAAAATACTCCAGCATACGCATCTGAGCTAACTAGGCCCACGTCTCCGTTGTCAGTAGCAGCATTAACGTTTTTGCCCCAGTTGTTTAATGAATTAGTATCTGGAAGTAATCTGAAAGGAGCATCGCCTACCACAAATGCTGTTGTTCCACGATCAATGTTTAGAGCAATCATTTCTTGTAGTACTTCGGGATATCCTGGTGTAGCAATAAGATTGAAATTGCGTACTTCGTCTTCACGTATTTCAGAGTTAGAATTTAATAACCCCTTCAACGCCTCAACAACCACTTGACGCTGTGCTTTACGACCAAAGTCGCTGCCTGAATCAGATACCCAACGTGCTGACTCATAATCTATCATTGACTCATCACCGTAACGACCGTTGTCTGTCGATGTGTCAACATGATTTCTAACATACTTTTTAATGTTGAAACCGCTTCTACGAGTGTTGAATAACAAAATACCTCTTGGATATAGATCGGGATCTGGTGCGTCGTAGTCTACAAAATCACTGCTTAACAATTCTAAGATTGTGGCAGGATCTTTTGACTCGCCATTTAAGTCCCATCGAGCATCACTAAACACAATACCATCTTCTGATGTGCTATCGCTCTTGTCAATTAATACCCAATTATTTGCTATCTGGTCAGTTAAGCCGTCTTGATATTTGTAGATTACCGGATAATTTTCTAAATCACTAGCATCAATCCATAAATCACCAGTCACAAGTGCGGTACCGTCGCTTTGTAGCAATGGTCTAACAGAATTAACAATTGGCCCCATCGGGTCTGTACCGTTGGCATATACTGGGGATGCTGTAGTAGCAATACCGCCACTACCACTATACCTGTAACCTACCCATGCTGATCCATTATGAATCATGATATCTGTTTGATCAATTAAACTGTTAAACCATCTTTGACCATCTGCCGGATCGTTTAACGGAGCATCTGAAGATGCTACATATCCTGTAGATGTACCAGACAATGGCATATAATTACTGATTACATAATCAAAATCACTGCTGACACTTGGTGATCCGTAAAAATTAGGAGTTCCTGTAGCGTCTGTCACATTATATTCAACAAAACCGGCATCAGTAAACAAATCATCGCCGTCGATAATTCTAATCTCACCGCCTAGTTTATGAGTAATTGTAATTTTACCATCTAGTACTGTAGCTTCAACGTTTACAAAACCAGCATTGTTGATAGCTTGTCTTAGTGTATTAGCATCCGCACCTGTACCTGCTGAGGTAAAAGTTATTGAAATGGCACTTGAAAGACTAGCATTATTAACAAGACTTTCTCTCATACTAAATGTGTAAGAACCACTAAATGTTCCTGCTCCAATTGTATCAGATGTTACAGATGTGGCACCTTTGATCTTTCTAACAAAAATCTTAAAGCTGGCTGTTTGAGGTGTGTTATCGTAGCCAGTATCTTCAGTGTAATTGTATTGTACATACACTGTGTCTTTATCAATCCCAACACCACCGCCTGTTTTGTTAACTCCAAAGATAGCACCTTGTGCGTTAGCCGATAAAGGAGCAGCTACTTCTAACCATGATTTAGAAGAACTATTCCAACGTTTTACTCTCCAACGTGCTCCAAGATTAGGATCGGTTGTCTTAACCCATATAGATCCGCTTGGTCTGGAGATAGCAGCATTTGATTTCCATTGAGGAACCTGTGTGTGCGGCGACATTGATAATTCTGGACCATAATATGTTCCTGCTGCAACACCGAATAAACTTAACACAGTAGCTGATCCGTCTTCTAGCACAAGAGCATTGCTGCCTGTTGAATCACCGACCATGTCATCTGTGGCATCTGTAATGTATAGTGTTACAAACCCGTTTACGGTGGCTGCTCTAACACCTTGGATTAAAGCATTATTAATCAATGTAACCATGCCGCCTACAGTTGTATAAGCTGGAACGTTAATCTGTACTCCATTAATAATAAAAGTTGACGAACTTGTTTTTGACGAATGTCCGTCTACTTCGGCTGTAAATGATGGCCAAAACTTACGCCACTCTTTTGTTCCTAGCAATTCCCACGATACCGGTTCGCCTACTGTAGTATAATCTTTGCCTTTGTAATAGACTCTGATAACATCAGACGCTGTAACCACAGCATAGTCACCGACTCGACCAACACCACTAGCTGGTTGGGTTCCGTTTAGACTTTCTGTATCTTCTGCTGTGATGACAACGGGCACTTTGTTATTAAATTTTTGTCCTGCTAATCCGGCAGGAGCTGAATCCCACTCAAAAATACCCCAGTTGGTACTTTGAGTATCTAACCACCACTGACCGCTTGTTGCTTCAGAACCAGGAATTTCTGATTTAGCAGTTAGGTCATCTAAATTTACTGCTGCTCTGACTACATAGGCAGAATTAGCAGATCCCAAGAAACTATAGGCTGTCTGTAAGCCATATTCGTTTCTTTCGTCCCCGTGTATTGGGGAACCCGATATTGTTCTCCTAAATGTCGGGGTGCCAAAGAAATCAACAAGTTCTCTTTGACTTGAAACTTTGTATACTTTACCTGCGTTGGTTGCTAGTGTACCTTGTGCGGTACCTGTTCCGCTAGCGTTTGCTTTATTTTCTGCAGTAGCAATTACAATTAATGGAGTTGTGCTGCTTTCAGCTGGAGTATAAAAACTCTCATCGATTACTGTAACTTCTACGCCTGGTGAATTAAGTGCCATTCCGTTGTCTCCTGATGGTTTGAATCTTGTATAATATTTATTCAGTAAACCAAAAAACACAGAGTTTAAACTATCGGAAAAGGGGTGAAAAAGGTCCAAATTCTTTAAATAGATGTATGAGACCCCTATGTAAATGCGGACAAAGACCGGCTGCTATAAACTATCGCAAAGAAAAGAGAATCTATTATAGATCTCTTTGCGAAATTTGTTTAAAGCACGGAAAGTATCACGGCATACCTAGATGGTATAGAGCAGGATATAGGAAAAAGAATGCCTGCGACAAATGCGGGTTTAAATCACCGCATCCTGAAATTTTCGCAGTTTATCATGTCGATGAAGATCTTAATAACTGTAAGATCGCTAATCTAAAAACAGTATGTGCTAACTGTCAACGAGTGTTAGCTAAAGAAGGCATTAAATGGAAACAAGGCGATCTTGTTGCTGATTTTTAATCAATCCTTCTATCTTTTCAAATAGGTCCGATATACCGTCGTTGTTATCTAACACGGCATCAAACTTAGTACCTACCCAAGCAGTTTCCGAAGCATGGATTTTAAATTGTGTTAATCTGTCTTTGCTTAACGCCCAATTTATATGTTTAGGACCCGCATTTACCGCTACCGCATCTTGATACCATTCGGGCTCAGGACCGCGAACTACACGTACTACGATTCCGCCGGCGTTTTTAATACTGGCTATCTCGTTGGGAAAACGACAGTCTGATATCACTATATTATCTTTGGAGTTACGGAGTTTATTTTCTAGACTGGCGATCCATATATCATCATGGAAACTCTTGCGGCAAACTTCTGTGCCCCAGTATTGTAGTACCCACCTAGGAGTTAACGTAGGCATTGATAGACGTTCTGCCCACCACGGATCTACTTGCTCACGCCACTCTCGAGCTTCTTTAGTACGCCCTTCTAGCATAATTCGGTCCCAACCAAATACCGATGCCACAGCATCTTTTAATGTGTTGGCAAACGACTCGCGTCTAAATTCGTGAAAGTTTACAAGATAATCGGCAATAGTGTCTTTGCCCGAACCAATAAAACCGCATACTCCAATAATCATAGTATCTCCTAACAATACTAATATTGTAGCAGTTTTTTATTTTACGGTCAACCGACTACGAAAGTATATCCAGCATTAGCATGGCCGGGGACGAAGTTAACCAATTCTGCTGTTAGTCTTTCAATATCAGCCTGAGCTTCTTGTTTAAGTGTAGCACCATTTAATGATGTACCACCTTGCGGGCCGGCAATTTGAGCAAATTTCTCTCGGGCCTGGCCAAGCATCATTTTACAGTTGGCTAATGTATAATCTTTGATCCATTGCCCGGCGTAAGTATCAACTAGGATAGCCACGTCTGGTCGTGTGTTGTAGCACCAAAGCATGATTTCTTCATCAGTTCTAGGACGCTGATGTATGGTTAGCTTGTGAGATTGAGCGTGCCATGTAAACTGTATGAAACTACCAAACATCTTACCCACACGTTCTTGATAACCAGCAAACAACTCATAAGTTAACAGTCCGCCCATATTAGTAGATGATAACAAATAGGTATTTGTATAAGCTAAGTTAAACGGTTCAAACACTGTTCCGCCGTTACCTCCACCTGATCTAGATCCAATGCTTCGTCGATAAATTTCTCGAACTACTTGGATTTCGTTTGGTAAAGTATAAACGTTTTGATCTTCAGATAGGGTTAAAAACGCAAAACTTTCTTCTACAGAATTATCCCCTCGTTGCCGAAAAACTGCTAAACTACGCTGAATTGCTGTTTCGTAGTGCTGGGGGTCTAGTTCTACGTCAACCATGCCGTCGCCCAGCATTAAGCGACAATAGTCGAATACTTTTTGTTTTTCTTGATCTAGTTGGCTCATGCTAGTATTTATTACAGCGGTAAATATATGACTATGCCAAGACTCAGTTTATACAAGCCCGAAAAAGGCAATGATTACAAATTTATAGACAAAAATATCTGGGAAATGTTCCAAGTTGGTGGTACAGATGTTTTAGTTCACAAGTATATAGGACCCGGTGATCCGTTGCCCGGTTCTAGCACACCTACAACACCGGTTTATACTGGCGGGATTCCTGAGTTACAAATACAAGATTTGTTGTTTTTAGAAAACAGAGACAGAAAATACGATCCCGATGTATACATTTTGAGAGGCGTATACAACATAAGCGATCTCGATTTTAATCTATCACAGTTTGGTTTATTTTTACAGAACGACACAGTTTTTATCACTTTCCATATTAACGATACTGTAGAAAAAATAGGTAGAAAACTGTTGGCTGGGGACGTTATTGAGCTACCGCATTTGAAAGATTACAATGCCCTAAACGATTTAAAATTTGCTCTAAAAAGATTTTATGTCATAGAAGAAGTTAGTCGAGCCGCAGAAGGGTTTTCGGCCACATGGTATCCGCATTTATATAGAGCAAAATGTACTCCGTTAGTAGACAGTCAGGAGTTCAAACAGATTCTAGACGGGTTAGCTGACGACACCGGAGAAGATAACAATACTACCTTACGTGATATAATGAGCACCTACGAAACAGAGATGCGTATTACTGAAGCAGTATTGGATCAAGCCGAATCGGATGCTCCTAAGAGTGGCTATGATACTACAATGTATTATACCGTACCGTTAGATGAGCAAGGAAATGTAAAACTAGTTACTACAGACGCTGGGGACATTGAAGCCAGCAACGAAAGTACTGCGGTAGATGCCAGCGTTATCATAGCAACGCCTACCAAAGACGGATATCAAAATTATCACGAAGATGGAGCAACTCCAAATGGTGCTCCCTTTACTAGCGGTATTACATTCCCTGGCAACCCTGTAGAAGGACAGTTCTGTCTCAGAACAGATTATTTCCCTAAGAGATTGTTTAGATTTAATGGCAAGCGTTGGGTCAAATACGAAGACAATGTAAGAATGACCATGAGCAATCTTGGAACTTCTGATACCGAATCTGGAGAAAGATTCGAAGGCAGAGATACAAGACAAAACCAAAAAGGCACGTTTATCAATAACACTAATGAACGTATGATAGACGGCAAACTGGTTAAAGAAAAACAGAGCTTGAGCAAAGCACTAAGACCTAAGGCGGATGAATAATGGATTTTTTCTATGACGGACAGATAAGACGATACGTAACTCAGTTTATGCGTATCTTTATTGGTTTTAAGTATCAAGCAGGTGATGGATCTTTAAAACAAGTTCCGGTAGCCTACGGTGATCTCACTAAACAGGTAGCACAGATTATCAGAGAAAATTCTGAAAACAAAATGCCTAGCGTTCCTAAGATTGCCTGCTACATAACTGGAATAGAATTAGATAGAAATAGATTAGCTGATGCAAGTTATGTTAGTAAAGTTAGCATCCGTGGTAGGTCTTTTGAATCGTTCGATGACGAAACAGGTCAACCGATATATGATAATACGCAAGGTGGTGGGTATACCATTGAACGATTGATGCCTACACCATTTAAACTAAGCATGAGAGCCGACATTTGGAGTTCTAATACAGATCAAAAACTCCAGTTGTTAGAACAAATTTTAGTGTTATTCAATCCTAGTTTAGAAGTACAAACCACAGACAATTATATTGATTGGACCAGTCTTAGTGTTGTTGAGTTGACAGCGTCTAACTTTACTTCGCGAGCGATTCCCCAAGGCACCGAAGTTGATATAGATATATGTTCATTGGATTTTGAAATGCCAATCTACATTAGCCCGCCAGTTAAAGTTAAGAAACTTGGCGTTGTACAAAATATTATCATGAATATGTTCGACGATGATGGGCAGTTGAAACCATTGGCTGAGCTAGCATTTAATAGTCCTGTTGATTCTAAAGATATCAAATCAACATCAATTATTACTACTCCTGGAAACTTTGGCGTATTATTGCTTTCATCAAAGACTGTTACGGGTGTTGAGACAGGTTCATACTACGTTAGTGCTTTAGATGTTAATGAAGCTGTCGTTGAAAGCGGGTTAGACATACCTAAAAAGACTGCTGCCGTGATCGACTGGAATAAAATTATTCCTCAGTATGGAAAATATCGTCCTGGTATCAGTCGAATTAGATTCTTACAGCCAAGCGGCTATGAGTTGGTAGGCACATTTAGTATTAATGAAGTAGATTCACAATTTTTAGTAGTAGATTTTGATTCTGATTCTGAACCTCAGACCGATTTAATCATTAACGCTATCATAAATCCGCAGACATATGACCCTAGAACAAGTTTACTTCTAGGAACAAAATATCTAATATTGGAAGATATTGGATCAGAAAGTAATGTCGACGGTGCTGACGCATGGAAAAATTCTGATGATTCGGATTTTGTAGCCGCGGCAAATTCTATAATTGAATGGAATGGGGCTAGCTGGACAATAATTTTTGATCCGTTGATTGAACATAACGAACCATACTACATTAAAAATCTTAAAACTGGTGTCCAGTACAAATGGGAAGATGGGCAATGGCTTAAATCATTTGAGGGCGAATATACAGCCGGATACTGGAGTTTTGATTTAGAAGGATGATATATAAAGGCATGCAGAAACATGCCGGTATACTTTTCATATCTAAAAAAACTTCTAGGGTACTAATGATTCTAGAAGATCTCAAATGGACTGTTCCTAGTTTTCCTAGAGATAAATCTGTTGTCGAAGATGCTCAATCAATCATCCAAGAATATTATGGGCAAGAAGCTAGATTGGTGCCGGTTGAATTATATCTAAGTCAAGATAGCGGTTTTGAATTTTCCACATATATATGTTTAGTTGAACAAGAATTTGTTCCGTCAAACAATCAAACTTTTTGTTGGACTATGATCGATGTACTACCAAAAGGTGTACACACCGGTTTAAAAAATACCCTTACAAATAAAATTATCAAAACTAAAATTGATACTATATTACTAATGGGGACTTCATTATGAAACTATCTATTACTAAAAGTAAAAATTTTATCAGCGATTGCCAGCGATACGAACAAGCAATCAAAGAAACTAAAGATTTAGAATTAGAAAGTCTTTACAAAAGATTTATCTCACAGGCTAAATCGCTAGATGCGTCAACAGACTCTATAGAAATCTTTTCTAATGTTGCTCGTCAAACAGAAGAAAGAAATAGATTAAAATCTCTAAGAGTTGATTTAGAAAAAAGAATCACAACGTTGAAAGAAAAGCTTCAACGGTCATAAAATCATAATCTCCTAAAATTTTATAAAGTTCAGTATTATCTGAACAGGTATATTTCTGATATTGATTTATCAGATTACTAGGAAAATCAACTTCTTCTATTTCAGCAGAATATTTTTTAGCGATCAATTCGGCAACAGATCGAAACGAAATAGAAGATCCAGTACCTAAGTTAAAAATTCCATTTACATTTTTATCGATCATTTTTGTTTTGATCTGTGCTATGTCATCAACACAGATAAAATCTCGTTGGAAATTTTCGCTGTTCTTAAAAACTTTAATCTTACCTGTTTCGATCGCCTGTTGTTTGAATTTAGTTATAGGACTGGCTTGATCTTTTTTATGAGATTCGTTGTGTCCGTATACATTGAAATATCTCCATCCTTGTATGCGAGCATTGGGATAATCTAATAGTGTAGAGTAGACATATTGATCTATCAACATCTTGCTAGTAGCATATAAAGATCTAGGATTCAAAGGTTGTTTTTCTTTGAACGTATTACTATCGCCATAGACAGAAGCAGAACTAGCATATGATAAAGTTAAATTATTTTTAACTGCTTGTTCAATCAACCAATAGCTCGGCTGTAAATTAGATTTTTCAATCTTGTCTTGACTAGTTTCTGTAGTTGATGATATCGCACCTTCGTGAAATATAGCTTCCACCTTAAGCCAGTGATCGAAAATTCCGTAAAAGTTTTCTGGTGAAACTATATTAGAAAATTTTAATTCTTTAATATTATTTTCTTTTCCGCTGTCCAGCTCATCAACAATCAATATATCTGTTATAGATCTGCGATTTAGTTCTTTTACAATATTAGAACCAATAAATCCTGCTCCGCCGGTTACGATTATCATTTAAAAAATTGCTCCGGATGTATAGACTTATCATCGATCCATAGGTCATAATGTGGTTTACGTAGTTGGAGACTAGTATATTTTGCTCCCCAGTCAGCCATCTGTTTATGTGTGATTTCGGTTCTATCAATGCCTGAACGCGATCCACGTGCTGTGTAGTAATGTATTTCGTGTCCTTCGTCGAATAACTTATTGATTTTAGCTATTCTATCCATATACGGTTTTGTTTTAGCATAATCTACATTACCGTCGACATCAAATTCCATAGAACATATAGTGCCGTCAATATCCACGATGTAAATCATTTTTGACTGTCTCCTGGAATTAATCTGTGATTATCTTCGACTGAATCGGCTGTGCTTACTTCAAACACCATCGCACCGTCTGTCATTGCTTCTAATTGGTGTGGTTGTAACGGAGGATTATGCCACGTGTCTCCTTCGTTTAATTCTTGTTCATATATCTTAGCGTCTTTGGTGTCGATCCAACGCAATTTAAATTTGCCTGAATTTACAAACCAAGTTTCGTCTTTTTTATTATGAAAGTGCATAGAAAATTTATTTCCTGCTTTTTCAAACACTAATATTTTCCCGCAGTAAAGATCGTTAGTGGCCCATATAATTTCAAAACCCCAACCTTTGTTTACTTTTCCAGTTAATCTTTCTGTCATTTTATTTCCTCTAATCTTGGAGCATAAACTCCTACGTGTTGTACGGTCACCGCTGATGCTTTGTTAGCAAACTTTATCGCGTCAGGCATGTGGGTCGTTTCTAAAAATTTATAAACAAGAGCAGCTAAAAATGTATCTCCTGCTCCGCATACATCAGTTACATCACCTACTATTTCAGCCGGATAAACCCAGCCGTTCCATTGAGCACCATCTCGCCCATGTGTAACAATTAAATGATCATTGTCGGGCAAATAGCTAGTAGCACGACTTTGTTCCAGTTTGTTAATTTTTACATAACAGCCGGCCAGTCGAGCTAGATCTGTTTTCTTTGTGTCGATAAAGATCGGTACATTTACTTCTTTAACTAGATCTTCAATAAGATCGTAGGTCACTGTGCCTTTGTTATAATCACTGATCACGATAGCATCATAGACAGGCGGTATCGCTGTTTCAAAGGTAATGGGCGTACTTTCAACATCTCGATCTACCCGTAGTATCTGTTGTTTGGTGCGTTCATCAATCAACCTATTTTTCTCGCTGACCCTGTCTTTATCCCTTAGAAAATCAACATCGCAGCCTAATGCTTCTAGATTTTTTCGTACATTACCTGCCATACCGTCTTTGTGGATAGTATAGTGTGGTTCGAAAACAGGAACCGGGGCTTCGGGACTGATACGGTTTACATACCCATAGGTGTAAACATCGTTACAGTCATCGCCTATTAGTAATATCCTGAATGATTTTTGTTGTAGAATAGTCATATAGCCTATCAAAAAATATAATTTCGTCGCAGACTTCTTGGCCTACGATAGGTTTACCCATGTAATCACTGCCCTTAACCATAATGTCGCAGGCCGCAACGAGATTTATGAGTTCTAGATCAGTGTCAAATATCACGACCTCGTCGACTGCTTTTAGATTTTTGAGCATGTGTGCTCGATATCGTTGATTGTTGATTGGTCGAGAAGACCCTTTTAAGTGGCGAATGCGATCGTCTGAATCGATGCCAACCATAAGATGGTCTCCTAAACTCTTAGCATAGTTTAAAAGATCAATATGTCCGGGATGTAATATATCAAAAGAACCGTTAACAAAAATCAGACTCATGCTGTAATTATACAGCAAAGAGTCTGTTTGTCAACCTTTTAGGCTTGTGCTTCGCCCCAACGTAGAATAATGTTAGCGTTAACTGATGTTCCAGATACCTTAAAGATGTTGATAGCCAATACGTCTGGACCATTTGGGAATGTACCCCTACCGCCTAAGGTAGTATTGGTTAATTCTTTCAATTCTGAAAGATCCAAACTATCTGAACTTCCCGGCAAGCTGATGAACGAGAATACCTGTTCACCTGGTAAAGCATACGGTGGTTGTCCAAATTTAAATGTAATAGTACTAGCACCTGCTACCACAGCATTGGATGTCTGCGTAAATGTTACAGAGTAGTAGCCAGTGCCCCCAAAGCTTCGTAAAGTACTAACTGTGGCTACGCGAGTACCCGCAGCAAATTTAGCATCAGAGACTTCTGTGCCGGCACCTGCTGAATAGGTCGATACCAATGTTTCCCACGATGCTTGTGTAAAATAAACAAAGTTAGTCACTGCGGTATTTTGTGCCAGCGATAGCGTAATAGTATTGTTAGCATTTACAGCCGCTGCTGTGGTTCTAGTTATGAACAAGGTATAGTAGGGTATAGTATCAAAGGTCACAGTTGTTCCGCCTGCTAGTGTACCTATGCAATTACTACTAAACACCACAGAGTAGTAGCCAACCCCTCCAAATGTTTGTAATCCGCTGATAGTAGAGATAGTTGTTCCACCGGTAAATTTACCAGAGTCGTTGGTTAATGTACCTGCCACTGGAACATCTACTGGTAGTGCTGTCCAACTCGCTGCTGTAAAGAACAGATTATTGGTAGTTGTTCTAGAACCGCCGAACGCGGTGTTGATAGTTTGAGCTGATAATGGTAAATCAGCACTTAATCCTTGGCTCATTGTTACAGTATAATATCTGTTAGGCGATGTGCCTTGTATGCCTGACACTGACGATACCGTAGTTCCTCCTGGGAATGCCGAAGTTACACTAAATCCAGTTTGTGTTACTGGATTGGTCATATTATTCCAACTGGCTTCCGTGATGTTTAACGCAGTTTGTCCTGCTACATAGGCTGTAAAAATAGTTCCGTTGTTGTTAGCTCCGGTCGCTGTTGAATTATATTGAACAAAGTTATTGCCTGCTCCTGTTACAATATAAGTTCCATTATATGCGTTAGGGTTTACACCAGTTACGGTAATTCTAGAATTGACCGGAAACGGAACATAACCTTGATTATTAAAAAATAATGTTGCTGTTACACCGTTGCCTTGTGGGAAAGTCGTATTAACTGACCTAAAGAACGTCTGCATACTAGAAGTTAACGCACCTAACGTTGTAGCTACTGGACTCGGGCTTGCGGCCACAGATGATACTGTAGTGCCTGATTGGAATTTAGTATCCGAGGCTGCTATAGCGAATCCAGCAGTGGCACCTGAAGAATTCCAGCTGGCTTGTGTTGCGTATACGAATGAAGATCCTGTAGCTCTATTGAATGCTGTTTTATTAGGTACCGTTACGTTAGCAGTTACCGTATTCAATGCCGTAGCAGTAGCAGTGGGCTGAGCTACTCCACCAGACCAGTTTACAGAACCACCAGGAGCGATCTGTGCGAAGCTAGGTTGGCCACCGGCAGCAACGCCTGTTAATCCAGACCAAACAATGTCGCTGGGGTTTGAAGGATAGTTCTGAGGATTTAACACTCCTTCAACGATGATACCGCCTGTGCCTGTATCTGATGTAACAGCTATCTCTTTCAATAATAATTGAGCTCTGTTTAACAATTCTCTATCACCGAGATCGCCCACTACCGCATTTGAAACACTAGGTGCTAGACGAATCAAGAACGCAGTAGCTTTGGTTGTGCTAACACTTAGACCAGTAGACGCATAGTTAAAAATGTATCCTCGATCTGAGTCAAACAAACCGTCTGTTAGGAAAGCACTACCCCAGTGGCTAATTAGTGGCGTTGTAGTGTTGTTCATTAGAATAACGCCAGTTCCGGCACTGTGATCTGCTGCCACGCCGGCTGTGAAGTTTCTATTAGCACCTGCTATGAATAAATCCAATTGAGCAGATCTAGTACAACCTGTTAGTCTGTTTAGAGTTCGATCGATTCCTGTATAAGAAATCATTTCATTGTCTATATAAACGATACCAGTTTCTGGGAATCCCGCCACGCTTGCGAGTGATACTACTGCAGCAGTATTGCTAATATCACTGACTAAGCTGCTAGTAGCACCATAATTTGAAACTTCGTACCTAACAGGCAGGTTACCAGTACGCATATAAGCTTCTGTATTGATGTTTGAGTTTCTCATTCTATGTGCGAAAACATAATTACCGTCCGAACCTCTTAACATGAAATCAATAAAGCCAGCACCGTACCATGAATACTGGATTCCAATCATCTGCATCTTTGTGATATCTAAATCATACCCGCTAGGCCCGGTTCCATCTAGTCGATCTTTATTAAAGTTTGATTGCTGTACTCTAACTTCTGAAACTAAACTCATTTTAGCATTTGATACGTTGTTGACACCTCGGAAGTCTGGGTTAACAGTCATCGATGTCTGGCTGTCAACGTGTGTTACTATGTGTGTCATACCCCTAATGGTGACAGCATCGCCTGCTTTGATCTGATCTCGGAATCTACTGTTGAGCCCTGTAACTCTGTTCGAACCAGAGTTTACAGAAATAGTTCCTGCTAACTGTTTCGTAGAAGTGCGTTGAACAGCCCAAAGAGTCTGTCCATCATATTCCCAGAAAATTCCATTTTGATCGTCAAAAACTCCAGCACGGACAACAGCACCTTTCCAGCGTAAAGTAGAAATTTGACAATTAAAACTTAGTGCGGGTTTTCTAGTTCCTACTCGTTTCGTAGCAATAATTCTAAATGTTCGTTCGCTGACGATTTCATCAACGGTATAATCGCCATCATATCCTCCGGTTGTTACACCGCTAAGGCGTATAACAGCACCGCGTTGTAGGCCGTGATCGTTGTCACCTAATGTAATTTCTATAGTGGCACCTACTTCGACATCCGTAGCAAGTATAGTCAATACATCATAGCTAGGTGCGAATAACGCACCTGTGGTATACATAACACCTTTACCAGATTGATAACGGATATATTTTTTACTTTGACGTATGGCCTGTACGCCATGTTGTGGGCCTCCAGTGCCTAGTTGAACACCGCCGTCGAACGGTCTATGTGTAAAGAAGCTATCAGGTCTTGGATACACCACTCCTGTTATAGGAGCACCTGTGATCACACCTGGTGATCTAGCTTGGAAGGTAATGGTGTTTCGAGTTGGAATTTGTGTAGCGGAGAACGAACCGTTGGCTAATGAATGATTGTTAGATCCATTATCTGAGCTGACTGTAACGATAAACGATCCGCCTGGAGGAATTCCGTGAGGTTCTTGGAATATAATCTGTAATGTAGCTAATGTACCAAACCCTAATCCTGTACCGGAAGTAATTGTTGCTGTAGTAAATTCACTGACTGTTACAGAAGAATATAATTGTAGATTAATCCCAGCTACACCTAATCCAGTTACTGTAGCTGCTGTGATGGCACCTGTAGATAGTGATACAGAC